AGTCGGGGTCAGCCCGGCCACCTTCGGCAGCCGCACCTTGTCGCCCTTCAGCACGTCCGCGATTACGAGGCCACGGGCGGCAGCGTAGTCCACGGCGGCCTGGGGGTCGCCGTCGTCGATCATGTTGCGGGTGGCGGACTCAGCGCTGCTGCTGCCGCCTTGCACGCCGAATGCCGTTGTGTCTGGCGTCGAGTATTTCTTGCCGCTGGGTATGTCTTTGACTCGCGGCGATACAGGGCGCGGAGTCTTGCGATCACTGAACCCAGGTGACTTTTCCACCTTGTCTCGAAACTCTGTCAGCGCGTCTTTTGCGTTCATGACTGTGAACGTACCGTCGCCTGGCACCTTGAAGCGGATGTAATGCGCCGGGTCGTCTCGGGCTTTTTCGCCTAGCGGAACTTGTCTCCGGCCGTCGTGCGTAGCGCGCGGAATGGCCTCGTCAACCATCCGCAGCAAGTCCGTCTTCATGGCGCTTGGTTTGCGGTCGCGGTTGTCTGCCGCCTTAGCGATTGCGCGCGTCACCACAGCGGGCGTCACGGGCTCTGCAGGCTTGCCTGGGTCGGTGTGGATCGCGGCATTTTGGGCCGCCATATTAACGTCAGCGCCGGAAACGGCTCCTGGAATGGGTTGAGCGGGGGTTTCGTTCGCTTGTTTGCCCGCGTTCCTCTGTTGAATGACTGTGCGCAGGTTCTTGGTGGGCGTGGCGGCTTGTCCCGCCCCTACCGCCCCCGGCCCGCCGACTTGCGCGGCGCCGCCTTCTGTGGATGGGATGCCGACTTGCCCTGCGACTTCTGAGCCGCGCGCTGCTGCGAGTAGGCGATTGCCACCGCCTGCTTCTGCGGCTTGCCGGCGTGCATTTCCGCCGAGACGTTCTCCGAGAACGCCTTTTTGGATGCCGATTTCTTGAGCATTGGTCTCTCCTGGTGGTGCTGCGCTGACCGGGGCAGCTTCCGGGGTTGGTGCAGTTGCAACCGGCACCACGCTTGATTCGGGAACAGTCACGTCGTTGCCGTCATCAAGCCTGACCGTCACCTCTTGCGAGCCGGCCATCTTCACCACGCCCTGCTTCCAGCCGGCGTCGGTCTTCACCTCCACGCGATCGAAGCCCTCGAACTGGGCGCGAGTGGGCGCAACCCCCGCAGGCGTCGCAGCGCCTTGGGCGGTTTCAGGTGCGGGGGCTGGTGCCTGGGGGGTTGCAGATAATGACAGCGGCTTGAGGATGCTCGGCACCACGCTAGGCTGTTGCCCGAACAGATATTCCTCGGCCGCGTCCTTGGATGCCTGCGGGATACTCTTGCTCTGCGAATCGGCGTGGAACGTGCGCAGATTGAAGTCGTCGCCGCGCGCTTTCGCCTCGGCCGCCGCGTTGTCAAGCAACCATCGGTCCGCGGATCTGACCGTGTTTGTCGTTGCGCGGTTTGACCCCACCAACACCTTGGGAAACGGTGTCGTGGCCCTGCCGCTGGCGGTGAGCACGACTTCGCCGGACGCCAGCTTGTCGCCGATCTTGCCCTGGCGTGGCGCGGCGGTGCGCTCGCCGGCTGCCGCCTTGCGCTCGGCGATCTTGTCGCGCAGCTTCGGAACAGGTGCAGCACCCCCGGTTTCCGACGGTGCGGAGGACAGGACGGACTCACCGCCGGCTGATACCGGGGGCGCTGCAGTCGTGGCGGGCGGGGCCGCTTGAGGGGTGGGCATGGCGGCGCTGATCGCCTGCCTGGCTTGTTCGGGGATGCTGTTCCACGTCTGACGAGGCAGCACGGCCTGACCTGCCTTGGCTACGGTGGCGATGCGCTGGCGCAGGGTCATCGACCCCCACTGTTTCGCAGGGTCTGGTGCAGCGCCCACCGACTCGGGTTCGCTTGGCACCCCTGCCTGCGAAACCGTTGCCCCGCCACTCTCAAGAATGGGGGCCGGGGGCGCTGCATTGGGTTCGGCTCGAGCGGGGGCCGGCGCCTCGGCGGGCGTGCCAAACAGGGCCTGCATCCAGTCTGGTTCGGACTCGGCGGCTTGGGCGGGTTGTGCCGCAACCGGCTCTACGCCTGGTCTGGCGGCTTGGTCGGCTGGAACTGAGGGTGGTTCACGTCGATCCTCCCTCGCCACAGGTTCCACAGGAACTGGCGCTTGAGGTGCGGCGTCGAGGGGTCGGTCAGCTCCGGCGGCGGGCCGGGGCTCGTCTGGTCTGGCAGCAGGGGTATTGGCACCCCGAGCCGGCGCAACATCTGCCTGGCTCGCTGACAAGGGCTGCACGGGGGTTGCGGCAGGTTGCGGCGGTCTTGCATCTTGCGTCTCCTGTTGCGCTTGCTGTTGCGCTTGGTCGACCTCGACGGGTTGATCTGGATCAAGACGGACTGCTGGCGCCTCGCGGCCGGCGGCGGCCGGCGGCGTCTCGCGGCGTTGCGCGGCAGGTTGTGTCGCCTCAATCGCCGCGGTCAACGCCCTGGCGGCCTGTGCCTCGTAGTCCTCACTGAAGGCATCCACCTCGTCCATGATGCGGTACGGGTCGATGCCAACATCCGTTGCCCGCTGCTTAAGCTGGTCCAAGCTCAGTGCTTGGTCGCGCTCGTCTCGTCGAACCGCAACAGTTCCTTCGCTTGGAGCACCTTGTCGATCAACGGTTGAGGCAGGCTGAAGAAGCTGCTCGGGCTCGCCCGCACTCTCAGGTCGAGCAAGGTCGCTTCCTCGACTGTCAGCAAACGGTAGTCCAGCATCTCTTGTATCGATGGCAGCAGCATCTGGTGGCCCTCCTTCCGGGCGGCGTAGCACGTATCCGCCATCCACCTTGACGGGGGTCAACGACTCTGCATCTTCGCGCGCCTTGCGTGCCTTTCTGGCGGCGATGATGGTCTTAAATGGACGATCCCCGTCCAAAATGTCTGCGGCCGGGGCGGGTTGAACAGGCTCGACGGCTTGTTGGCCCTCGGTCTGTTGTGGCTCGACCTCTTGCCGCATGACCATCTCGTCGGCACGCTGCCGCTTCCTGGCGGCATCCATGGCCATCTGCTCGCGCAGCGCGGGGTCCAGTGCGTCGGCGCGGGGCTCGAGCACGGGTGGCGGAACCGCTCCGCTGTCGATGCCGGCGTTGAGGGTCTTGGACAAGGGGCCGGTTTCTGGCAGGCGCACAGGGGGTTGTGCAGCTTGTGCGGCGGGTTGTGGCAATTCGGCCGGCGCGGGCGTGGAGTCGATGGACGGCCCGGCGGCGGTGGGCGCGGGGGGCTTTTGTGGCGGCGGCGGGGGCGCTTGCTGCTGCCGACTGGGCAGCATGCCGCCGACGAATCCCATCGGCGCACCCAGCAGCAGGCCTTGGGCCGTGGATTCCGGCACGCCCTCTGCGACCGGCTTGCCGAGCGCCACGTTCTGCAGCGCCTGTTCCATGGCCGACTGCGGGGCTTCTTCCAGCCCGCCCTCGATCACTGCACCTTCGATGCCACGACGCAGGATGTTCTTTGGCGGCGCCGTTACGGCTTGTGTGATGGGCTGCGCGCCCATGGCTCGGGCAGCGGCTACGTCGATGTCGCCGATCCCGAAGCGATTGGCCACCGCCCCGCCAGCACGGCCGATCGCGCCGCCCAGCAGGCCGGTTGCCGCAGCCAGCCCGGATTGGGTTGGCGTCAGGTAGCCGCCAGGCGACTGCTCGCGGATGTCCGACGCCGCCCCGCCGGCCATGATCGCGCCCTCACCGATGGCTGCGGCGCCGGCCGGGCCGATGAGTCTGGGCGCCAGCATCTGCGCGCCACGCCCCAGCACGCCGCCGGCGAACATCGGGGCCAATGACTCGCCGATTCCGGTTGCGATGACGGACGGATTACGGACCAGTGCCTTGGCCGTGTCCACGAATCCCTGCGCTTGTGAAACCTCCTGCTTGGCGGCTTGAGTCTCTGGCGAGTAAAGCGTGTCCAGGTACTCCAGCGCCTGCTTGGGTCGGAACCCAACGGCCCCGCCCTCGTTTTCGAGGAACTTGCCGACCCGCCCGCCCGTCGGGATGTCTGCGATGCCCACGGCCATGCGCGGGACTTGCACAGCGCCCTTGAGTGCTGTGACAGCGGTGTCCTGCGCCAAGCGTCCAATGCCAGACGTTTTCTGGCGCGGTGGTGCGCCAATGTCGAACTCGTCGAAAGCGTTCCCGCCCTGCGATGGCGCGTCGAACTCGTCGAAAGCGTTGGCCATTCAGTGCCTCACTTGCTGCCGAGCACTTTTGCTGCCGCACCTGGGCCGTACTTGGCGTCGAATTGTGCAGCCAGACTTGGGTTGCTTCGCAGCTTTTCCACCGCTCCGGCAGGCGGCGCTGTCGAGGTTGTCGGCGACTTGGCGGCAGCCTCTTGCTTCAGTTCGCCTGTCTTCTTGTTGAAAATCTGCGCTGGGGCTTGGTACACAGTGAAACGGTCTGGACCAATGAACTGCCCGCCAGGAGCCGCGCCGTAGGCATCCTGTTCAATCTGCTGCCTCTTCAGCGCTAGTTCATTTGCGGCTTCTTCTGCTCGTTGCTTCACTGCCGCATAGCTTGGGCCTGCGGCGATCTTTGCCGCATCCAGCCTCGTGGCCCCCTCCTGCTGCTGCAGGGCGGCCTCATACCTCGCTTTGGCCGCAAGTGGGGATGCGGTATCTGCCCGACCCTGGGTGATAGCTTTCAGCAGCGCCGGAACGTCGGCCTCGGCGATGTCGACCGGGACTGCCCGGTCGGCTGCCTTGCTGAATCGCTCGCCCGGCAACACGGTGGCAACCCCGGAACCAGGGAACGCTTGCACGTCGCGCGAGTTGGTGAAGACGGGAACGGTCTGCGCCGAGCCTTCGCCGATCACAGGCCTGTTGGGGGCCATGAACAGTTGACGAGAATCGGTCAGCATGACCGGGGTTCGCGGGGCGGCCAGTTCATCGAGTGACTTGGGTTCGTAGTACAGCGGGCCCGGCAGCGGTGGAACCGCCGACGTGTCGGCTGTGACCTGCGCCGGAACCGCCCCGGCGTCGATCGCGTTTTCGCCGATTGGCGAGCGCGCCACTTGCTGCGACGCAGCAGGCTGTGCGGCGGCGCGGCGCGGGCGGGGGACCCGGGCCACGGGGGAGTCGATGGCGGGCTTGACCAGCACGCCACCCGGACCTCGGCTGCGGCCTTGAAACCCTTGTTCCACGGGAAACTTCGACGTGTCGCGGGCCGGGTTGGCTGCGGCAGGCCTTGCCGCTGGCGCGGGTTGCGCAGCCAACTGTGACTGCTGATCGCGCAATGCCGCCGCCTTGGCACTGGGCAGCACGTCGTCGCGGCCGGTGACGTAGTTGGAAACCTTCTGCGCCACGTCGGGCGCAAATGCTCCCAGCATACCGCCGCCGATGCCGCCGACAACCGCCCCCGTGGGGCCTAGAAGTGCGCCGACTTTGGCGCCTAGCCCGGCCCCGGCAATGGTAGAGCCAAACCGCCCGACACCTTCTGCGGCTCGAGCGGCCTTGTCCACTGGGCTCATGCCCGGGGTTGCGATGTCCTGCACGGCAGAGTAGGTCTGCATCGCCGCATCGATCGGCATGGCGATACGTGGAGCAGACCTCGCCAATCGGGCCGCACGCTGCGCCGATTGGACAACTGATGGGCTGCCTATGCTCGGCGCCGCTTCTCGCGCCGCCGCCGCTGCTGTCTTGGCACCGTCTGCAAAATTGGGATTAGACACGTTGACCATGCGCTGCGGCGGGCCTTCAAACGCGAATCGCTGCGCAGGCCGAATCACCGTCCGAGGGTCACGGTACGGCTCTCCGGTCCTGGGCAGCCTGGGCTGTTCCTGGGCTGCCACGGCCGCGCGCACCTTCTGGCCCTCGCTGGCTATGCGTGGGACTTCCTGCCGCGCAACCGCTGCGCGCACATCGCCTTGCTGCGGGACAGGGGCATCGATCGTCTGCTGCACGCGGCGGGCAAGGGCTTCTTCGTACTCGTTGGGGTATGCCATGTCATTCCTCGACAAGTTGGTCGATGCGATACCCGTAAGGCGCGATGAGCGCATTCCGCTCGGACATCGAGAATGGATTCTGATCGGACGACTGATTGACGAAGCGCTCGGTCATCGGATCGGTGATCGACACACGACGGCGCATCTTCTCCAAGCCCCGGGCTACCGGCGCATTGGAGATCGGCAGCGGCGCAGACCCGGTTCGTTGTGACGCTTCTTCCGCATCCAGCCCCGGCACGCCGTTCAACGTGAAGCGGTTCTGTTGCCCGTAATAGGGCTCGCGACCAGCGACCATTCCGCCGAGGTTGCGGCGCAGGCCGTATGCGATGTCGTCGATTGCGCTTCTCATGTCACCCTTCCCAATCGGGCTGAATCTTGGACTCGGAGTAGCTGTCCGAGCGGCTGTCGCTCGTGCTGGTCGTGTTGCTCGTGCTCGTGCTGGTCGAGTAGGACTCGCTCGCCGACAAGCCACCGGACAGGTTGATGACCGACAGGGCGGATGAGGCAAGTTGAGCCGACATCTGCGCCCCCGCCTTGACCGCTTCGATCAGTAGAGCCACCTGTTGCTGCGCCCGCTGCAGGTTGACCTCTGCGGCTCGCAGTCTCAGTTCACCGATCTTGGACACCCGATCCGTGTCCGCCTTGAACACATCCGCCTCGGCGCCGACCCTGGCCGACTCGGCCCGGGTCTGGGCCTCGAACACACGACCGTCTGTTTCGTAGGTGTCCGTCAGTGCTTTCAGCCGAGCCGATTCGGCGCGGACCACGCTCTCGTAGCCCAGTGCTTGGGCACGGTAAAGCTCCACCGGCAGCTTGGCGCCGACCTCGATCTGCTGGTTGCTCACCGCCACCAAGGCATCGACCTTGGCGCGGAACGCCCCGACCGTGGCCTGGAACGCATCGGCCTGCGCCCGGTAGACGTCGGTCTTGATCTTCTCGCCGTCCAAGGTCGCCTTGTAGACCTCGACCTCGTTTCGTTGAGCTTCGATCTGACGACCTACCCCGTCGAGCTGGGCGCGGTAGCGGTCGATCTGCAGACCATCTGCCCGTACCGTGGTCTCGACGCCTTGCAAAGAAGCCCGAAACGCTTCGATCTCGGCCCGCAGCCGCTCAAGCGGGACCTTCTGCGTCACGTCGATCTCACTGTTCTTGGCTGCCACAAGAGCGCGGACCAGCGCATCGAACGCATCCACCTGCGCCTTGTACGCCTCGGTGTCGATGCGGTAGATGTCGGTCTTCGACTTCTCCGCCTCGATGCGGGTTCGGTAGATGTCGTTCTCAAGCCCCTTGGCCTGAATCGCCTTGCCATACGCATCGACTTCAGCTTGGTAGCCCTGAATGCGCATGCGCTGGACATCGGACAGGGTCTGGGTCGCGCGCACGACCGCGTCGTACACCGCCACCCTGGCCTTTGACACTTCGATGGGAACCTCGGTCGCCAGCTTGACCTCGATGTTCTTCTGGGCGATCGCGGCGTCGGTCAGCGCCTTGTACGCATCCACCTGCTTGCCGTAGGCGTCGACCTCGATGCGGTACGTGTCGGCCTTGGCCCTCTCGGCTTCGACCGTCGCCTTGTAGATGTCCGTGTCCACCGCGCGGGCTCGGGTCAACTCGCCCAGCGCCTGAATCTGGGCGCCGTAGGCTTGCACCAGCGTCCGATCCGTCTCGGTCTTGATCTGAAGACCGCGGATCGTCGCCTCGTACACCGCGATGTCGGCCTTGCTGATCTCGATCGGAACCTCGGTTGCGACCTTGATCTCAAGCGTCTTGACCGCGATCAGCGCATCGGCGACTGCCTTGTAGGCATCGACCTCTCGGCCGTAGGCATCGACGCGGATGCGATAGATGTCCGCCTTCGCCTTCTCGGCATCGACGGCGGCCCTGTAGATGTCGGTGTCCACGCCGCGGGCGCGGGTGAGTTCTCCGATCGCGCTGACCTGCGCGCTGTACGCCTGGACTCGCGTGCGATCGGTTTCAGTCTGGGCTTGAAGTCCCCGCAGGGATGCGTCGTAGATGGCGATGTCCGCCTTGTTCAACTCTATCGGGACTTCCGTGGCCAGCTTGATCTCCACGTTCTTCTGCGCCACCATCGCGTCGGTGAGCGCGCGATACCCATCGACCTGACGACCGTAGGCTTCGGCCTGCAGCCGGAAGGTCTCGGCCTTTGATTTCTCCGCATCGATCCTGGCGCGGAACACATCCACGTCCAGTGCCCGAGCCCGCGTCAGCTCACCTTGAGCAGAGACTTCAGCCGAGTACGCCTGCACGCGAGTCCGGTCGGTTTCCGCCTGGGTCTGCAAACCCTGAAGCATGTTGCGGAACCCCTCGGTCCTGGCCTTGAAGATCTCCACTGGCAGCCGTTGCTTGATGTCGGTCTCGGACTGCTTCTCGGCCGTGCGGGCGTTGAGTACTGCGGTGAACCCTTGAACTCGAGAGGCGAACGCATCCGCCTCGACCTTGAAGGTCTCCGCCTTGCTCACCTCGGCTCTGATCTGGGTCGCGTAGGCGTCGTACTCGGCAGCCTTGGCGCGGACCTGTTCTCCATATGCCTGCACTTCGGTTGCATACGCTTGTATGCGGGTGCGCTGCACTTCCGCGTTGGCCTGTGCGGCCTGGATGCGCGAGCGGAACAGGTCGATCAACGCCTCTGCCGCCCCCACCCGTGCGGTGTATAGGGCGACCTGCTGCTGGTTGATGTCGCCGATCAGTTTCTGCGCCTCGATCTGGGCCCTGAAGATGTCCAGCTTGGACAGTTCGGCCTGAAGCACGGCGCGGAACACCTCGGCTCGCGCGGCGAAGGCTTGGATCTCCGCCTGATACCCAGACACTTCCGCCTGGAAGATCTCGATCCCGATCTGCGCTGCGAACTTCGCCGCGTCCAGTGCCCGTCCCGCGATCTGGCTGGTGTAGCCGATCAGCGTCGACTCAACGCTCAACGCGGTGTTGAAAGCGAACTGCCGGTTCGTCTGCTCCAACTGGGCCTGTTGCACCGCGATTTCTCGTGATGCCGTGACGGTGTTGTCGTTGAGCACCTGCATCGCCCGTTGCAGGGCGACCGCCACCGCCCCGGGCGGACGGGAGAACCCACGCACCGCGAACTGGCGGACCACGTCGCTGACACCCTGGGCGGCACTGCGCTGCTCGCGGTCCCGCATGCGATTCCAGATCGCCTCTTCCACCACCGCTTCAAGCCCGGTCGAGGCTCCACCGACCCATTCCTGCAGCTTGGCCCTGAGCTGAGCAAGCAGGTCGGAAGCGTAGGGGGTTTCTACCCATGCAAAGGACACGTCCGGGGCCACCGGTGCGTCGGCCAGTTGCGCGGTGAACTCCGGCAGGGCAAGGTCTGGCTCTGTGGGGATCACCAAGTCGCGCAGGTTCGGCACGTCGGGCAGGGTGATGGTCGGATCGCCCGGGATGACCACCGGGTCCAACGCGGGTGCGGTCGGAACTGTGGCGGACAAGGCGGCGGGGCGAGCGATGTCCAAGTCGAGCGCGGGAGGGGTTGCGGTGAACTCCGGGGCCACCCCCGCATCCAGTGGTTCGACGGTTGCCAGATCGCCGATCAAGGGTGCGTCGGGGATGGTCACGTCCCGCACCACCGGGGCGGTTGGCAGGGTGACCTGCAGGCTGTCTGGCGCGGCGATGTCGAAGTCGAGTTCGGGAGGCGCGGCGGTGAAGTCGGGCGCGGTGCCCACCGTCAGGCCGGACACGGACCCCACCACCGGCCCCGATGGAGCCGACGGAACCACCGGGGCATTGATGCTCGGGACATCCGGCAAGGTCACGTTGAGACCGGCCGGGGCGGTCATGTCGAAGTTGAGCGTCGGCGCGGCGACCGTGAGCGTCGGCACATCTCCGATCACCGGCATGGTGACGGATCCCACCACGGGCGCCGTGGGGGCCGGCGGCAGGACGACCTCGTTGATGCTCGGAGCAGACGGAAGGACCGGGCTCAGTCCGCTTGGAGGTGTCGGGCTCAGATCGATGGTCGGCGGGGTGGCGCTGAAGGCCGGCGCGTCGCTGATCGTCAGGGCGCCCACCGATCCCACAATGGCCTGTTCGGGAACATCGGGAAGGGTCAGGTCGTTGATGCTCGGCGGGACTGGCAGGGTGGCGTCGAACGCCGACGGCGGGGCGATGTCCAGGTTGACATCCGGCCGCTGGGCGACGAACGCCGGCGAGTCAGGCAGGTCCACAGGGGCGACCGCTGCCAAGCTTGCGATCACCGGCGCATCCGGCAGGACAGTGTCGCGCAGATCAGGAGCCGCAGGAAGCGTCAGGTCGAGCGCCGTCGGCGCGGCCACATCCAGATTGACCGCAGGCAAGACCCCGTCGAACACCGGGGCGTCGCCCGGATCGATGGCGCTGATGGCTGCGATCGTGGGCAGGGTCGGGGCGTCCGGGATGGTGATGTCGAGCCCACCCGGTCGTGCGGGTGCGGTCGGCATGGCGAACGCGGTGATGGCAGACGCCACCGGGTCGATCTCGGCCGCGATGGTGGGCAGGTCTGCCGCGGCTGCCGCGATGTCCGACAGGTTGGAGATGTACGCCTGCGCGGTATTGAAGGCGACGTTCGCGTAGGCTTGCGCCTGGGTCCAGCCGGTGCCAACGATCTCAGAAGGTCGATTCCCGCCCCACGGGTCCGGTGCCTGCAGGATGGGCAGGGGGTAGGTGTTCAGGGTGATGGTGTTTCGTGGCATGCGCTACTCACCTTCAGGAATCTCAAGTTCGATTGCCGCCTGCGGCGTGGAGAATATGTCGGTGTTGTCGCCGCAACCATCGTCGTCAACGCGCGTCGTGAACATGGTCGCGGTTCCCCAGCCCGGCACGTCGAAGTAGAACGATTGGTTGTAGGGCGGAACACCCATCGCCGTGAAACGCGCCTCGGCGGCTGCGATGAGTTTTGCACTCTCTGGGCCGTTCAGTTGACTCTCGTAGTAGGGCGCGTAGGGTCTTGCTCCCGCGTTGTACTCGCTGATGCAGTCCACGACGTTGATCGCCGGCTGGTGTGTGTAGCCGAAGTGGTCTTGCGGTGGATCGCTCAACAGGTAGTTGGAATCGAACCAGTACAGGTAAATCTCGCCGAACGTGAACGAGTTGGACTCGACGTAGGCAAGATGCTCCTCTAGGTCCGCGTTCATCACCGAACCGCCGTTGCACCAGTTGGGGCAACTGACTGGATACGTAAGGGGGCCAGGCCCCCAGCTATATCCCAGGTTCGACAACTCCAGCGCTCTTGGAGCAAAGACTTGCGGGAATGCTGGGTAGCTGAGAAAAGCGTTTGAGAACGGCGTGCAGGTGCCGATGAAGGAGATCTGATAGCGCCTTGACGGCGTGCATTCCCAGTTCGACATCAATCGCTTCTGAAACGTCCCGTTCGTCGGCATGTAGTAGGGCACGGCTTCGATCGTTCCGAGAATCACGTCCACCAGAAACGCGCCCTGCCACCAGTTCTTCCACCGTGGATTGGGGCCGTACTCGTACTCGCACCACGACGAGACCCAATCCGGCTTCTCAAAGCCGTAGGTCCATGCGCAAGCAGCGTATGAGGTGTAGTTGAGCGGATTGACGAGAAAACGCTTGCGGATCTGACCCGGCGGGCGGTTGACGCGGATCTCCACTTCGATCGCGTTGTCGTAGCCGTCTGCCCAACTCTCGCTCTGGCACCATCCGTCCGTGATGCCGATCATCACGACGTACTTGCCTGCGATGGCGGTGGGCACCGCGCCCACATTGGACATCCCCTCTTTGACCTTCAGGAAGTTCGCAAGATGTCCGTCTGATGTGTCGATCGGCACCATGCCCGGGTCAAGCCACGCCGTGCAGTCCCATCTCCTGCGCAAAGGCGGCTGGCTGTTCGGGTATTTCTGAAAGGCGATGTTTGGTATGCTTTGATCTTCGACCAGCGGGTCGAATGGCGCTTCATAGCACCAGTGGTCTGAATTGGCGTCAGTTTCTATCCACCATGGATTTGGAATCGCGCTGTCGCCTTGGCCCTCCAAGTACGTGTAGGTGTTCCCATACCATGCCGTGCTGGTGAAGCACAGTCCAGACGGCGTCATCAATACCTTCGGTATCGCTGGGATCACCGGCTTGTAGCTGTACGCACTCGTGCCTGTCGTGTCCGGTATCCATTGCCGCGGGGTGGATGGTGCCCGGTTGGGTCCGCAGTGCGTTCCTACTTCAGCCCGCAGCGTCCCGTCGTTGTTGTCCGGTTCGTGGATGCTGACGATGATGGGATCGGATTGGTATCCCCAGTCCTTGACCCACGCATCGGCCTTGCGCACACCGACCCACAGGTAGGGCTCCTTCTCGGGCTCGACGCCACCGGTTCGAGCGCTGACTTTCGGCTCGCGGATGTCCAGGTCGATCCAGACCTCGTCCGGGGTTGTCTTGGCCCTGATCCTTGCCCCGTAGAGCAGCCTTTGCTCCGCGTCGTAGTCCGTGTCGGTGCCTGCGTATCGGCTGGTGATGACGATGGCCTGCTCTTCCTCGACCACCTGTGCTCGTTGGGGAATCTTGAGCCGGCGACACTCATCGAGCAGGTTTAGAACGGGGATCATGTACCGCCCATGGTGGTCGAGCATCCCGCTGGGCTTGCCGTTGACGAAGAACCGCTTGGTCGTCACGGCACTCTCCGAGAAAGGATTTCCCAGTCCACGTCTGCGGCGTCGATGGCGAAGTCGGCCCCGCCGACGTTCTCGACGGTCAGGGTCCAGTACCGGCCCTTGATCCCCTTTCCGATTCGCACGCGGTTCGGGTGGCACTCGTCGCGGCCAGTCTCCTCAAGGATGTACTCGTACTGCTCCCCGTCATCGGCTTGGACGGACAGGCGCAGATCCCCGTCGTTGCGGTAGCCCACGGTCAGCCGAGCCAGCCGGCGCAGCCTCGATTCATCGTCTGGCAGGGGGAAGGTGACCCGCGCGTCGATCGGCGTGCCGTTGTCGGTCGATCCGCCGATCACGAACACCCCGTCTTCGTTCGCGGCCAGCAGCACGTCGCCCATGTAGGCATACGAGTTGAAGGTCGCTCCGACGAACTCGGTGAGGGCATAGTCCTTGGTGTCGAGGGCGAACGTCTGGCCCTGCGCCGCTGCCGTGCCCGGGGCCACCGTGCCGGCAGGAGACTGCCCGATCCCGGAAGCGACCCACGACGGCAGGACAAGAATCGACGCCCCTGCACTGATCGCTGCTGCTGCGGACTGTGCCGACAGCATCGGCAGGACCAGCTCGGATGCCCCGGCGCGACCGGTGACACCGTCGGACTCCCCCGTGACCAGGGGCAGGGTGATGACGGCCTCGCCGACGCGGTGCAGAACACCATCACCGACGGACTCAAGAATCGGCAGGGCCTGCGCAGACTCCGCCCCGATGCCCCCGGCTTGCGACAGAGCGACGATCTGGGCCAGGGTGACATCCGACACCCCGACACGCGATGTCGATGCGACGGACTGGCCGGCGATGATCGGCAGGGTTGCGTCGCTGTTGGAGAACCCGGCGCCCGAGGTGCCGGTCGAGACTGCCACAAGCGCAGGCAGCGCCTGCTCGGACACGCCCAGCGCTTGTCGGGCCGCGGTCGACACGGCAACGAGACTTGGCAGGGTCTGGTCGGACTCTGCGATCTGCTGCAGGTATCCCGTGCTCTCGATCGTGAGCGACGGGATCTGCTGGTCGGACTGCCCGACGCTGTCATCTGCACCGACGGCACCCTCGGTCGCGCCGGTGGACGATCCGCTGACCGTTGGCAGGGTGACGATCGAGCCCGCGATGCGCTGCGTGAATCCGGTGGCATCGCCCGTGAGCACGGACGGGGCCACGAGATCGGACGCGGCCACCCGGTCACCGGCGGCAAGGGCGCCCTCGGTCTCAGCCGTGGACGATGCCTGGATGAGAGGCAGCGCCGCGGCAGAGTCCGCAAGTCGCTGCGTCTGCCCGACACTCGTTGCCTCGATGGCCGGCAGCGTCTGGGCGGAATCCGCCGCACGCGCCGGCAGGGATGTGGCGGTCGAGCTGGCGGTGACTGGCTGAAGGGTCTGGGCCGAGTCGGCGAACCGCTGCGCCAGCGCGGTCCCCGTGCCGGTGATGGCCGGCAGGGACCGGGCGGAACTGGCGATGAAGTAGACCGGGATGGTCCCGGTCGAGGAAGCGGTGAGGGATGGCAGGGTCTGGCTGGACGCGCCGATGCGCTGCGGCAGCCCGGTGCCGTTGCCCGTCAATGCCGGGATGGTCAGCGACGAGGACGCGGCTGCGCCGCCGGCGGTGCCATGGGCATCGACCAGAAGAACGTCGAGGTCTGACCCTCCCCCTCGCCCCGTCGCCCCTTCGGACTCCGCGGTGGTGGGTATGAGGATCGGAACCTTCTCCCACACCAGACCGTCGCCGTCCCAAAGGACAGGCAAGGTCTGGGTGGAATCCGCCGGCCGGCCGGTGACCCCAGTGCCGCTGACACTGAGGACCGTACCGAGCGTGACGGTGGAGGTGGCTGTCGAGTCAGCCATGGCTCATCAAGCTGCAGGCACCGTCCTGGACCACGCATTGATCGTGGTCTTCGCCGCGGCGGTGACGGTCGTCGAACCGGTGAAGTTCAACTGCTGCCCCGACGTGGAGATTGCACCGTCCTCGCGGATGGTCGCCGCGAGGGAGTCGAGCGTGCCCGCATCCGCCACCGAACCGTACATCCGATACCACCCCGCCGTGCCCCCGGCGACGTTGGTGCCTTCCCAGACCTGCGAAGCGAGCTTGGCGATCGTCCCGGCAGATTCGCTGCCGAACTTCAGCCCGTTCACCGCAGTCACCCCACCGGTGAAGTCGACCGGGGTCGCGGTCAGGGTCGTGACCGTGGTGGCCAAGTCCGAGCTGTTGAACGCCGCTCCTGCACCCAGCGGTGCGTAGACCGTGACCACCGCCCCGGACGAAGTCGCCGAGACCCCGAGATGGGACTCATAGTCGTTGATCGCCTGCGCCAGATCGGCGGCGGTCTGGGTCGTGGAGGTGTTCCACGGCACCGCAGCGTCGATGATCGCGTCGCCGTCGATCGTGACCGTGTCCACCGATCCGGCAGATCCCGAGATGGTGATCGTGCCCGTCGCCCGCACCTCGGCGGTGTGAGCGCCACTGCTGTTGGTGATGGTACACAGCAGCGTGCCGGTGGCCGCGGCATCTGCGTTTGCAGGCTGAGAGCCCGTGTAGATTTCGATGCGGCCGTTCTGGAATGCCCGTTTGAACGAACCACCAGCCGCCAAGTGATTGCGGAGCCCTGTTGAGTAGCGCAGCGTCATGCTGACCTCCTATGAATGCGGCGGTGCCGCGGTTGAAGAACCGGTCATGCGGAACTCAGCACCAGTTGCTTGAGGTCCGCGTCGAAGTACATCGCCGCCGGCCCGCGAAGGGACAGCGGGTGGCGGTTGATCGTGAGCGTGCGCACGGCCCCGTCGGGCATCCCTGCGCAGAAGGATTTGGTCGTGGCCCAGACGGGGATCTGCTGTCCCGCCAGTTCACCGTCGCCCATCAATTCACCGGGCACGTAGACCAGGGAGCCGGCCAGGACTGGATCGGACATGCGATCCGAGACCTGCAGGGTGTCCGGGTCTGCGCCTTGGGCGTACACCACCCCGGCGTCGGTGCCGATGAACATGCCCGACCCGTCCCCGCGTTGCGGGGCGATCATGCGCACCGTGCCCGCGAAAGGAACGTCGTTGCGGTAGTCGAACAGTTCCGGGGCGAATGCCTCGGACGGATAGATCGCTGCCCCGACCGCGATCCACATGCGGCCCGAGTAGTACGCCATCGCTCCACAAGGGACTGCTCGATCCATGAACTGCGTCTGCAGCGGGATCACGAGGTCGGTCGAGTCGCCGGTGTAGATGAACGAGTCTCCGGGCGCGCATTCCCCAGCCCGGTACAGCGTCGCCCCACCGGGAGTGCTGATGTAAAGCTCGCACGCCTCGATGTCCGGGTCCGTGGTCGTCGGCGCGGCTATGGAGATACCGCCATCCGCAGGAACGGACAGCGTGAACGTCGCCGATGCGCCGGACTCTTGCTTGTCCTTGCGCCGGAACGTGGCCACCGCCTGATAGAGACCCGCCGGCAGCCGTCCCGCAGACTGGCCGATGATCGGGACTGGAACTTCGAGGCCCCACGACCGATTCACTCCACCATCGATCACGCCGCAGGCATTGGCTGACGACCAGTAGACCCGGTCCTCCACCGTCTCGTAGACAGCATGGCCTTGCAACCCGCTGGCTAGAACGGTAGTCGAGTACCCTGGGTTGATCCGCACCAGATTCCCGCCCACGACACCGAGAGTCATCGGGCCTTGCGACCACAGCGAGTGCGAGTGGGTTGCAATGACCGTGGAGAACCCTCGCCGGCGGCTGGCCTGCCCCGTCTCGTCGATGCGCACATTGATCGCCGCGACCAAGTCGCCAACGCTCATGCGCTCCTTGTTTATCTGGGAGCGCAGACCGGCGAACTTCTTGATCTGAATGGTCTCGGGCTTCATGTCAGAAGTCCATGAACATCACCGTCTTGGTGTGACGGTTCGCGTGCTTGCGCTGCACGTTCGCGTCCACCCGGATACCGAACGACACGGTGAATCGAACCTCGGCATCCTTCGCCTTGGGTTCATCGAGTGTTTCGGCATCCCGCTTGAGGTACGCGCAGCGGATCATCCAGTCCACCAGGTGCTCGTGGAACCGAGGCGGGATTTCCGGCTCGTCATCGACCGAGTTCACCGACTTGAGCGGAGTGCGGTACACCGTGAGCCGCAGGGTGTCGTTCTTTTTGGGCTCGGGAACGAGTCTGGCCGACAGCCCGATCCCCTGGTGATCGATCAGCAGGTACTTTGGTGATCCGGTCAACGAATCCCACCCCGGCGATTCCCGATCCATCTCTTCGGTGGACGTGAGCTTGAGCGTACAGGTGTCCCCGTCCAGCTTGGCTCTCTCCACGTCGAAGATGGTCGGGTGCAGTTGGTAGGTGTGGGTGTTGGCCACCACGTCGATTTCGCACACCGGCTCGGTGTCGAACGTGGCGGTGGTGGCGTCGCGGATCAGCCGGGCCCTGACCGCTGCCTCTTTGCAGGCGTCGTCCAGGTAGCGCCCGACCTCCGCGTCAGACCACAGGTAGGGCTGGGCCTCGTCGTCCACAGCCTCACGGAAGCGCTTGACCAGTTCGGTGCGCTTCATGTCGGTCACCCCGCGACCTTGCGCCAGACGCTGTCGCGCGTGTGCCGATCGACGGTGAACCCGGCTCGAGCCGACACGGCATCCACCTTGGGCTTGCCGTCCTGCCCGAAGTCGTCGGGGTTCTGCACGTCCATCATGTCGCGCATGGCCTTGGCCACCAGTTCTTCCTTGCTGTGCTCGACCTTGGGCGGCGGCGGGGCTTCCGGCTGCACGCCTTCGATCAAGGCCCCTTCGGCGACCGCCATGCGGCGGAACATCTCGGGAACCTCGGTGTACTCGGCTCCGATCACGCAGGTGTGACCTGCGGTGTTGGCCAGGCGGATTTCGCCGGCCGGTGCTTTCATCCTCATGTTTTGCTCCGTGTGTCCGTCAAAAACCCCCCGACTACGAGGTCATCGCAGTCGAGGGAAAACCCATCTCGACGATGGATCAAGGAGAGAATCAGCCCTGCGAGAAAGCAGTACGGCCGTCCACCACGTACTCGACGATCAGGCGACCGACCCCCGCCGTTGCTGCCGCGCCCTCGCCGTCCCACCGCACGCCGACGCTGCCTGCTTCGGTGAACTTGGCACCGCTGGGCGTGACCGCTGCGGCAAGGCCCGTAGCCGTGATGTCGGCAGACTGCGCCGAGTACGCGGTATCGACTGCCGAGGCGGAACCGACCTTGTGCCCAATGGAGAACTTGTCGGTCGTGCCGCTGTTGAACAGCGTCGTGACCGCCACGTATCCACCGACGACGATCGCACCGGCCGGCACATCGACCATTGCGGCGTAGGCCCCGCTGGTGATGTCGTCGAAGTCGAAGTCGCAGGCGCCGACGATCACGTCCTGTCGGCCCGATTTCTTGGTGAGTGCCATGAGATGTTCCTTTCAACATCAAGGGGAACCGAGCCGGCCACTACCTGACCGGCTCACGGATGCGATCAGCCCAGGTAGTGGTCGCAAGTGACGATGCCGAAGTCCTCGGTGGACTTATCGTAGATCGAGTAGAACTTGGGCTTGAGCAGGCCGAACATCTTGTCGATGTTGATGCCCTGCTGGCTGTTGTACTGGAAGGTCTTCTCGTCCCACTCGGCCGGGCCGAGGTCGGCCATGCCCAGGGCTTGAGCGCCGCACAGCAGGGAGCGGGTGCCCTCCACCAAGTTGCCAGAACCCCACTTGGTCGCGGTGCCGCGGGTCGAGTACACCAGCCGGTGCTCATGGATCACCGCCCCGTCGATCGTCACCGTGGCGCCAGTGAACCAGGGCGAATCCAGGCCCGTCTTGGTGGCGACCTGCGTGACCGCGCGCTGGTAGTCCGCGTCCTTCTTGAGCGCGCCCAGCGTGCCCGGCCGGACCAGGAGCACGTAGTATTCCTTGCCACCGGACATCAACGGCTTGACGTAGTGGTCCTTCGCATAGGCCACCAGATCCACGATCATCTTGTAGCTCGGCACATACGAGCTGGTGATCGAACCCGTGTTGCTCGCCACCAGGCCCGTGCCGTTCCACATCAGCGCCCGTTTGTTGGTCGGCGCCGACACGTCGGCCGCGAAAGACAAGTTGGGAAACGGACTGTTCAACCGAGCCGAACCGTCGTTCTGGTAGGCATACGAGATGCCAGACATCGTGAGGAACGCCAGTTGGTCGCAGCGATTGGCCAGCCAGTAGGCGAGCCGATCACGACCCATCTCGCGGAACTTTATGACCGTCTTCTGCTCGGCCAGCTTGCCCTTGTTGCGAACGCCGTGCGAGATCAGATCGATGTTGATGATCTGCGAGTAGGACTGCATCGCCTCCTCGTTGCCCTCGCGTTCGTTGTCGCCGATCACGCCGTCATCGACCAGATCCGCGACCAGGTGCATGATGACCTGCTCGCCCTTCTCGGTCTTCGTCAGCTCGGTGATACGTTGAATCATCGAACCGTCGCCGGTGCCGATGAACTTCTTGATGAACATCTGGTCGCGGGCGGCGGACCAGACATCGCGGGACCAGACGAGTTTCTGCTGCGACGTCAGTGCCGCAAAATTGGTGAGTGCCATGAATGGGCTCCTTCAGGAAATGGATGAACCGTTTTCCTGGGCCGTGGCGCCGCCCAATCCGCGAGCACAGGGTCTTTGGGGCGCCCAGAGTCCCGCTCGTTTCACGCCCGAGCTAGGCGAGGTCGCCCGTCACGGCGGCGGCCCGGCCGGGATTGAAGGCTCCCGGCAGGCCTGGCCCCGTCAGGGACCGTCGCCCCTCAGCCGGCGCTTTTCGGCCGCCGGCAGGGACGCGAACTCGTCCTCGGACATGGTTTCGACGTTGTACCGCGCAGCCTTCGTCGCCCGCTCTCCGACCCCGGCAAGCGGGGCAGGTTGGGCATTGGAAGCCTGCGCGTTACGTTGCGCCTGAGCCACGCGCCGCGGATCCTGCGTCGGGCTGTCGATCCCTGCCGGCGCAGTCCTCGGCCCAAGTCCGAAAATCGCGGCGGCCTTCTCGGCAGCCTGATTCAGTGCATTATACAGAGGAATCCCGCGTTGAACCAGCGAATTACGCTGCAAAATGACGTACTCAATGGCGTCTTGGTTGGCATTCTGGTTGGATTCATCCAGTTCCGGGTAGGTCGCCTTGAGTCGAGCGGCCTCGGCCTGAAACGCCGACTGCTGCTGCATTTTCTCGAATTGGGCCAGGGCGCGGGCGGTCGCCTGCCCCTCGAGGTGGATGTCGATGTCGGCCCGGATCTGAGCAGCTTTTGCCTCGTCACCGTCCAGTAAAGCCGTGGCGTAGTCCTTGTTTCGCGCCACCAGATCGAAAGCGGGCGCTTGCTGCGGTTCCGGCTGGCTTTGTGCCGGTGGCGTGCCGGACAGTTGGGCGATCAACCGCTCGTTCATGGCGAGCAGTTGCTTGCGCTCCTCGTTGACCGCATGGAATCGGTCGATCGGCACCATGGCGTTCTTCTTGCCCGGCGCGTCCGGTTCTGCGGGCTCGGCGGGTTCTGCGGTTTCGGCCTGTTCGGCAGACTCGGAAGACGGCTCGAACCCGTCGCCGCGGTCCTCTTCGCCCTGTTTGCCCTGTGCCTCGTCGTTGTCGGTGACGGTAACGGTGTCTTCGGTGTTGTCGTCGAGTTCGAGTTGGTCTTGATCCATGTTGCTCTCCTTGCTCACTGAGGTAGTCCGACCTGCGCGTCCATGCGTTCGATGCCCTCACGCATGCCGACGGCAGGGTTGACGGGTGTCAACGGGTTGGTGTTGGGGTCTGGCGGGGCCACGGGTTCCTCGATCGCCGGCGCAGGGACGATCGGGGGTTGGTCCGCATCGGTGAACCCGGCCGACTTGAGCAGTTGATCGGCCAGTGGCGCGATGCCGGGCAGGGCTGCAATCTGGTTGCCGGCCTGGGTCGCCGAAAACATCGCCTCCACCGCCTTGTTCACGGCCTCGGCCGCGGTCTTGCGCACTTGTTCTCTAAGCAGCGCCGCTTTCTGCTCGAGCAGCGGGTCGGTCTGCGACTGCTGCGACATCATCTCGACGATCTCGGCCTTGCGGCTCAGTGTCGAGTGCTGGACCATGATCGAGTCCGGGATACTCACCCCTGCCTGCCGCAACTCCAATGCCTGCTGGAACTGGCTGTTCTCGAACGTGACTTGCATCGGCTGTTCGCTGACCACCACGTCGTAGTCGCCTTCGGTCAGGTCGTTGACGTAGCCGCCTGTTTCCGGGTCGTATTGGTTGACCACGATTTCTTCGGTCTGTGGCTTGCCGGTGGCCGGGTCTTGTTCGGTGATCCGATACACCCGCTCCTCGGTGTAGAACTGCTGGACCAACTTGTGCAGCTTGTGCGCAAGCATGTGCCGGGTGCGGGCCAGGTTGTCGAGCGGCATGGCCATCTGCTGCTGGGCGGCGAACTGCTTGTGCTGGATCGCCACACCCGACTTCTCCGGGCCGGTGATCCCGCGCATGGCCTCGGGGATGGTCACGGACTTCAGGGCTTCCGAAGTGACCTGCACAAGCCTGTCCACCCCCTGCGGGACGGGATTGGGTGCGATCTTCTCCGGCCCGGTGGCTCCTTCCTTGACCTCGATGACCAAACCCGTCTTGGCCCCTTGCTGGGCCAGTTCCTCAGTGCTCATGTTGGTGAGCGAGTTCTCCCGCACGATCCACCCAGAATTGGCGGTCGTGTTGATGATGTGAACGTACTGACTCAGCGCCTTGTTCCGTGCCTGCTGTGGGCCGATGGCGTTATCGACCATGCCGAGCGTCTGGCCACGGCGGAAATACGCGAAGTAGGGAACGATGGTCAGGTCGTCGTAGGGGCTCCACTCGTTGTGCAACTCCACGTCAGCAGTGGCGACTTGCCAGCGAACCCTGCGCCGCAGCATCTTGGTCGCCACGGCCCCTTGGCCGATCTGCGCCTGAAGGACTTCCGGGGTCAGGTTCTCCGCGATCTTCACGTCGCCCGATCGCGGGTAGTACAGGCAACGAGTCATCTGCCGCACCCACAGTTGACGGTCGATCACCCGCACGCGGTTGATCTTGCCGTCGAGGAACCGGACATCGAAGGCAGCCCCTGCGAAGTTGGGATCACCGAACTTCGACCGATCGACCCCCGTGTCATCGGCCTCGCCCCAGTCGGCATCTTCCGGGCGCATGTTGCGCAGCCTCTCGACGGCATCCGATGCGGCAGTGCCGTAGGACTGCTCGATCTCATCGAGGGTCAGCCATCGGGTGAGCATCACGTCCGACCATCCTGATGGGTCGTAGGTCTTCGCGTCAGGGTCCGGGACGACATCCATCGGGTCGGGGACATCGATGGTGATGTGGCCCATCATGTTGTCGTCGAACGAGACACGGACATCGTAGTAGCCTCGTTGCTGGATGATCCCGTCTGTGAAAACCTCCGTCTCACGCCAATGCAACCGCTGAGAGTCGGCGATCTGCATGATGATCTTGCTGCGGATGTCCGCCTTGGCTTGGTCAGAATCTCCGCCTCGCGGCCGAAACAAGATGTCCATGCGGTTGGCGATCTGATAGCCAATGGCCGAGTTGACGCTCGGCATGACCTCGTTGAACTCGTAGGCCGGTCTTCTCTGCTCGCGCAAGATGTCCAGGTCTTGCGGGTCCCACTGCCTGCCACCGCCCAGATACATGCGCTCGCACAGTCGAGCCCTCTCGGTGTACTCCCGGTGCCCTCGGTCGATGGCGTACCTGTACCGGTCCCAGACCTCGCGTGCTACTTGATCGCTCATGGTGTCATGCGGCTTGCGCCGATCCTTGTGTCCTGCCCGTTTGGGTCAGGCGGTTGCGCCATGTCGGCTCGGCCCTTTTGACTGCCGGGGCAAGACCGAACGCCCCCAGCGTGTTGCACAGATAGCGCATCGCGTCCATCAGGTGATCGTTTTCTTTGACAATTCGCCCTTTCTCATCGCGCCGATACAGTTGGTATTCGGCGCGCGTGTTGGCGAGCGTGGAGAAGATTTTCAGCCGCCCGGTGGACAGCCGCTGCCAGACCTCGTTCAGCCCAGACTCGACCCCGTTGTTCGCAAGAATCAGCGTCAGGCCCAAGTCACGGTAGAGCTTGATCATCTGCTCCCCGTCGATCTGCGATCTGCCTCGAGCCGCGGGGTCGATTGCTCCGGTGATCCACGGTCCCCTGGCCTTGATCGCCTCGCCATGGACCGCTGGTTCGGCCTCGCCCAGATAGTGCTCGGAGTACAGGTAGATGACATCGCTCTCGCGGTCCCACGCTCCCCACAGTGCGGCGGTGCGTCGCCAGCCCACGTCCAGGGCGTAGGCTCGGGGCCAGTGCGCAGGAAAGACGAATGGCTGTACGACCACGTCCTCCCACCTCACGGGGTATATCGCCCCAGCGCCCATTGACGGAATGCCGCGCGAGCGCGCGTCACGCATGTCTGGCCGCAACTTGGCGAGCATCTCCGTCTTGTCCTGCTCGCTCAAATGCGGGACATCATCCCAGCCGCACTGAATGACCTCGCGCAGTCTGGCTGCGTCGCTCTCCACGTTCAGCAGACGTTGAACAAGCGGGGTCATGCCGTTCAGCGGGGTGAAGGTCAGGGTTGCATGACCCCGTCTGGTCATCAAACGGATCTGGCCCTCGTCCCACACGTCCTCGCCAACCTCCTCGTCGGCCCAGAACCCATCCAACTCGAAGCCCTCGAAGATTTCTCGCCCCTGCTCGTAGCTGCGGAACCACAGTTCCGACTCTCCGCCCAGCACATGCTTGATGTCTGCGCGCTCAATGGCCCCCTTTATGTGGTTGCGGGCCACCCATCGGGCGATCGATAGGCCGGGAATCAGCCCCGTGCCGATCAGGTCGGGCTTGTCCGTCGTCGAGCCCATGAGCTTGAGTTGCAGAATGTCCCGCGTCGTCTCGTGCGTGTTGCCCGACACCAGCAGGCGGATCGGGTGACAGAACCGGTGCCCAGGCCACCACATCGGGTAGCGCCCGGTCAAATGATAGGTCCACTCTGCCCCGGCCGCGATCGTCTTGCCTACTCGGTTGCCGGCAATAAACGCTCGCTCGCGCACCAGCAGGCCAGATCGGAAGAACAGCATGTGCTTGGGGTACAACTCGCGGCGCAGCGGTCCCTCGTCTGGAAACAGGGACTGGATGTAGTTCCTTGCCTCACGCCGCTTGCCCTCGGACAGAGACCGCAGGATGTCCTCGGCGCGGCTCAATGCCACGTCCGGGGGAAGGTGGGACAGGTCCAGCAGGCTCACTGGGCAATCCTTGGCGGCAGTCGAAGCTCGATGCCGTGCAGCGCCAGTCTGGCGATCAAGTCCTCGTCCGTCATCCGCTCATGCGGATTGGGGGGCGGACCCTCGCCGATGCTGTACGCCTCGCGCTCCTTGTCGATGAGCACGCGCATGGTTTCGACCAAGGTCTTCGCAGTGTTAGCTCGAGCCGGCAGGGACATGATCCGCCGCCACGCAGACTCCATGCTCTTCTTGGCCTCGTCCGATGCGTCGTCCATCAAGGCTTCGCGCATCTGCTCCACCAAGGGCTTGTGCTCGGTGGCGTCTTCCAACTCTTGCGCGAGCTGGGTGACTAGCACACGACATCGATTGATGACCTGGCGGTGCGCCAGCCGGACCCGCGCCTGAATCCTGGCCTCGGCCTCAACGGTCATCTCCTCGGACAGTTCGCCGGGCTCTGCCGTCATCGCCCGAGCCACCAGCGCATCGGCCTTGGCCTGGATGTTGTGCTTCAGCGTGCCACGCAGAATGCCGCGGCGCTTGAAGTAGGCCAGGATGGTCGGATGCGTGATGCCGTGGGCGGCAGCGATCTGCCGCACAGGCAGAGCCCCGGCACGCCATTCGACTTCTATGGCACCCCAATCGGGAGCGGGCTTGTCGGACTTGTCTGCGTCGTCGCTCATCTGCGCCTCGGCTTGCAGATCACGTCAACGGTCCATTCAGCCTTGCGGCCCGGACCCGCATCTGCGGTGATGATTGCCTTGTACCGCTGCCCCGCCACGACCCCAAGGGTGTCCGCCAGCGTGGCCCGGTAGCAGCCCTTGGAATCGGTGACGTAGCCCATGGCCAAGGGCCAGGTCTCACCACCCACCGGATTGTTGGCCGCATCCCTGAGCGTGACGCGGACGGTCGCAGCATCCAAGCTGGAGCCGTCCGCGTCATCGGACAGGTGCTCGACCTCAAGCAGCATGTCGCTGCCCGCGTAGATGGTTAACACGTCCATGTATAAATCCTGTGGCACTAATCGGCGCAACCGGTCGGCATGTCCGGCCACTCTTTGTTGCTCTTGCGCACGTTAACGCTCCTGTGCAGCAGTTGCAGGTTGGCGTGGCAGTGCAGGCCGCAAACAATGGGCGATGACAGCGGAACAACGTGGTCAACTTCCATGCCCCATTCCCTTGCCTTTTCATAGACAAATCGAATCGCCGACTTGTCTGCCCAATTTGGCTCTGCTTTGCGCTTGCGCGCGTAACTGGCGCGAGTGAGTTCGCGCACAGCCGCTTTGTTTGCGGCGCGCCATCGACGCGACTTGTCGGCAGCAAGTGCACGCGCACGTTTTGGATCTTTGGCTTTCCACCTTAGATCGCTGGCTTTGTGCACTTCGGGGTGACGCTCCCGGTAGCGGCGGCTGGTTTCCCGCCGTCGCTCCGGGTTGACTTTCTGCGCCGCGCACACGGCGGTGATATGACAGACCTTGCACTTTGATTGCACCCCATCTTTTGCGGCGCTGTTGCGGTGGAACTCGCTGAGTTCCAGCATGCGACCGCACCTGTGGCACATCTTCACTGCGTAGTCTCCGTATGCCGGTACAGATGTCCTAGTCTTCGGTGATAGTGGTGCCAGTCGTCAGCCGAGGGATGGTGCCGTTGGCGATGACGATGTTGGGCGTCACAGTGCCCTTGTAGAGGATCTTGGACGCACCGGACGAGGCCACGGTCACGGAGAAGTGCGTGGCCGTTTCCGACCCGCCGGTGGCCTGGACGAAGTCCTGGTCGGCAGTCAGCGTCACCGAGTTCCCGCTGACCGTGAACCCCCCGCTGTTGCGGTTCACCGCCTTCCTCGCGTAGCTGGTGTACGCACACTCATTGGTGGTTGCAGTTCCAGCTTCACCGGGGTCCCCCGTGTGCAGCGCCAAGTACAGGCTGGTCAGTGGCGACGTGGTATCGTTTTCCGCCAAGTCCGCGATGGCCGTGGCGTTGAAGATCAGGCCCAACAGGTCAGTCTCGAATGCATTGCTCTTGCTCATGTCAAACTCCTACAGTTGAAGAAAACCGTCCTCGGCCACGTCCATATCTGGCGAGCCTCCAACGGCAGGTCTCGTGCGCAGAATCCCGAGCACGACCGGCGACAGTTGGACAGACAGCACGCGCAAGCGTGACAGCCTGGGTGGAGTGCCGTAGCTCCCCACCGATCCCACCGTCGCCGATCCTGCTGCAGCTCCCGCTGCCAGCCCAAGCGCGCGCCCTATGGCGTTCGCCGAGCTTGTTCCCGATGCGCTGCCAGCCATGCTGGTCAGCGGCACCGAATATCCTTGTGCGGTCGATGTGCCTTGCGACGACCCCGCTGCCGCAGAAATAGCCTGTCCTACCGCGATCGCAGTTGAGGCCCCGGCGGACAGCCCTTCGGCGGCTTGGTAGGCTGCAGCGACAGCGGCAGCGGTTGCCGACCCGCTGGACGCCCCAGCTCCACTGTTGATCTGCTGGCTGGCCCCACTGACCGCCCCGACGCCAGAAGACGACCCGACGGCGACCTGGATGGCCGCGCCCACCGCTTGCGCCGTGCTGCTGCCGGCAGAGACTCCGGCTCGCGGAGCCAGGTCGCTGGACGTGCCGATGCAGGTGCCCAGACCGGACGCCGACCCAGCAGCGACGCAGGTCGCCTGCCCGACACCGGCCACGCTTGCCAGCCCGGTCGAAAAACCCGCGCCGGCGGCGAGCGTCTGAGAAACGCCGTCGGTGGTTGCGGATCCGGCGGATGAGCCCGCACCGGCACCGACCGACACCCCGACGCCCGACACCGTGGCGCTTGCGCTGGACGATCCAGC